GGATCATTTGCTGCTACAAGGTAATTTTTAATTTATTTTTTTTAATTAATTTTTTTATATTGATTCATATTATAAAATATGTCTTCAGGATTTTTCGTAGCAGATAACAAGATACCCCTTAAAGAGGATTATGTGGCTATTCCATCTCAGAATGGTCTCACGTATGATGCCCAAAAAGTTATTGAGTTTTACATTCCTCCCAATGTTGCCTATTTCAACCCCAAAAACTCATATTTACAATTCGATTTAACTATTGCCCAAGATACTTCAGCATCCAATACTCGTCTCCAGTTAGATGAACTCATCGGGGGCCAAGTTTTACTGGATACTATTAGAATCCATTCTGGGGACAAGACCGAATTACTTGAGGAAATTAGACACTACCCAGTTCATGTAGCTATGAAGTATGCTTACCATTCAAATGAAACTCTAAAAAATATGAGAGCATTAAATGAAGGGGCTGGTATCTGGACTCCTGATTCCCGTGGTACCCGTGGCTCTACTAAGTCTGATTTAGCAAATCACAAATATTCTCCTTATTATAAAAATGTAGCTGCTGATCCTACAAGTGAAGCATTTACGAACTCAAATAAATATACTCAATGCAAATTGAAGCTTCCCCTTCATACTGGACTTTTCCAAAATGACAAGGTAGTACCATGTGGATTAATGAATGGTTTATTTATTTCAATTCTGACAAGTGAAAATAAGAGATGCTTCCGTCAGCTTGATTCAGTAAATGAAAACCGTAGACTTACACTCAACCCACTTTTCCATTCTCTCAATGGAAATACATTATCTCCAAGTAATTTTGATAATGGTTCTACGAGCAATGTATTTTACATTAAGCACGATAACAACAACTGGGAAGTTGATAATTTCCCTCTAGTTGTCGGTGAGACATTTAAATTTAATTCTGAAGCATCAGGATTTGTTAGCAGTCTTTCAGGACCAGCTATTATTAAGACTATTGAAACTTCTGGAGTTGGAGCAAATAAGTATGTTAAAGTTACTCTAAATGCTTCTGTTACAAATAATGGCTCAAATGTTAGAAATATTGGAAATGTTTTCCTAAGCTCTACAGCAGTCTCTGCTGCTACTACATACAACCCTACTTATTCTATGAGTAATGTAGAACTTGTTCTTAATCAAGTTGATCTTGGTGCTAAGGCACAGCAGGAAGCTATGGCTGATATGAGAGCTGGAAAAATGATGGTTTATGATTTCTTATCGACCCAAGTATACAATTATTCTCAGCTCAAGGGAGACCGTGTGGCTAATATTCCAATCCCTGGTAATCACCAACGTGCTAAGTCAGTAATCTGTGTCCCTACGGATGCCTCCGTATATTCTGCTAAGGATCAGATTTCATGTAATGGAACTTATGAAATCCATTCTAATTCTCAAGATTATAAATTACTTTCTTCACAGACGGGCATTGCTGGTATTTCTAACAGACTTACTGAATATTTCTTTTTCTATGATGGTCGTAATCAGCCTAGCTTGAACGTCAATACGGAAAAGATTTCTGCTAAGAACTCGGTGGATGCAATTCCTCTTCTTGAACTTGATAAGGCTCTTCAGGCAGCTGGAATGCCTGCTCTACAGATGTCAAGGTTCAATGAGAACTTTGCTGTAGCTAGAACATTTTCTCTCAACGATGGAGTCTTCGATATGAGAAATAAGGATTGCCGTCTCAATGTCTATTACCAAGATGTTGCTAACCCTCCTGAAAAGGATTTGCTCTGGTGTAATTTTGTATACCACCTCCGTCGTATTAATATCCGATCGGATAGTATTCAAGTTGAAACATAATTTTTACATTTTTTTTAAAATAATATCATCTAAAATAATATATATTAAGTATTATAAAAATGAGTATTATCTATAATGAACTGCAACCTAGCAACATTAATTCAACACAGAAGATTTCCCACAAGCAAGGAAATCCAATTGTTTCTTTCCTAATTGGATCTCAGCCTCACTTACTTGATTGTGGTAGTGTTAGACTTTCTGGAGATATTAAGTTCTATAAGGATGCTAATAGAACTAAACCAACTACTGCCGATCAGCTTGGTATTGATGAAAAACTTGCTATCTATTCTATTATTGATAAAGTTACTATTACATCTCAGAGATCACGTCAAGTAATTGAAACTATCAACCACTATGGACGTTTCCTTGCTTCATACCTCCCGTATGTATCAAGCCGTGAAGATAAGATGACTTTTGCTAATAATCAGTCTCTATCTGTACCTAACTATGAAACTCAAAAGAGAGAATTAGTCGATTTCCCAGCTACAGCTCATGGCTCAAGATTTTGTATTAATCTTCCAACAGGAGTTCTAAGTTCAGGAAATTTACTACCCCTTGGAGCTACGTCACTCGGGGGTGTTGAGATATCACTAACATTAAGTCCAGATGCCCAGGCGTTATTTGCTCTCAATGGAGATACTACTGGTCTTACGGATGCTTTTTATGAACTAGAAAATGTCCGTCTCCACTGTGAATTAAATGTTCCCCAGCAGCCTCTTCCTCCTTCTGGACAAGTCACCTACAATGCTATTACTTCCTATTTCAATGTAATTAATTCTGCTAATGCTGTAGTTAACTTCAACCTCGGAACTTCAAGAACTCTTGGTGTTTTCATGAATATGTGTCCTTCTAAGTATCTTAACAACTTAGCATACAATTCATATTCTACTACAACTCCTCTCAATAGTGATGGTAAGCAAGCAGATATAAAATCTATTATTATAACTAAGGCAGGTCGTCGTATGCCTTTCAACTTTAATTTAGATACGAATGTTAAGGATAGTGAAAGCACTACTGTTGTTGATCCTCAGGTAGTTACTTTTGCTCGTGATAGTATTAAACCCAATAATATGAGATCTCAGATATCTCCTGTAAATACCAACAGACTTTACACTGGAGCCACGACTCCTCTTACGGCTCAGGGAGGTCCTCAGGAATGCCTCGGTGTTCCGTTTGATACGGCAGGCACTGGTATAGGTGAAGATTTTTCAACTACACCGTTTGGTATCCAGATGGAAGTTGGACTTGACAGTGATTCACCCAATGCTCTTTTCTTGTTTGTTCATTCTCGTCAGTCTATGGTATTTGGTCCTCAGGGCATCCAGATCGTTCAGTAAATGAAGTTTTAATTTTTTTTTTAATTAATTTTTTTATGTTTATCATATTATAAAATATGGCTGATATTCAAGAAACTCTTGCTGTTTCCCCCCCTAAACTAGATGAAACTAATGTACCTGACCTTATTAAAGTTGGACAGATTGAGTCCAATATGGCTATGGATGTCACTTCTGATGTGTTAGATCCGATTGTTTGCAATGATACCAGTTGCCGTTTTGTTCTTCAAAACAAGGGCTATCTCCATGATGGTTCACGTATTACTCTATCTGTAAAGAAAAATGCTTCGACTGCTGCTGGTGCTTTCTTCCCCCTTGGTGTAGGATGTCATTCACTTATCCGTCGTGCTACTCTCCGTGTTGGTGGAAATACTGTATGTGAGATAGATGATTATAACTTTTTCAAGTCTTATGAATCTATGTTTATTTCAAATGAAATGAATAAGGATCGTGAAGCTGTAATGAGTGGTAGACAGATATGTCATGAATTTGTTTATGATAGCACGGCTGGGTCTCAGTCTAATACGGCAGCCCCAGCCTATGGTCTTGATACTGGTGTTGAACCTTTTGGTGGTGGATTAAAGAATCGTGTATACACTGATCTCAATAATGAGCCTACCTTTTCTATAACACTTGGAGAATTATTTCCATTTATGAAGGGAAAGAATCTTCCCCTCTTTGCTATGAAGCAGGAAGTGATGATTGATTTAGTATGGGAACCTCTAAGTGGAACTGGACGTGTTTCCGTCGATGCTAGTGCTTCATCGGCAACTGAGTTCAAGATTGATACTACTAAGGTTAAGCTTGTAGCAGATTACATTTTCTATGATGGTGCTGTAATGTCTCAGAGGCTCCAGCAGTTTATGAGTAAGCCAACCCAGTTTGTATTTAATGACTACAGACTTACAAAAACTTCTCTTTCTGTCGATAATGCAAAAAATAGTGTTAGAAATCTGGGTGGAGCTGGTCGTATTGTTACCAAGGTAATCACTGGTATTCATGATGATAACAGAACTGATAGATATATGTTAAATAAATATTCTGCTATAGCACCAGCACGAGATTATGTTTCAGCAACGAAAAAGAATGGTACACTAACTACAAATATTCGTATGAATGATTTCTTTGTTTTCCCCATCGATTTAAGTAATAGTGCTGTATTATTTGATAAGACTTCTCGTGCTGAAAGATCTTTCCCATTTGTTACTCGTGAGGAATACTGTGCTGAAGGTGATGTGTTGACTTCTGAACAATTCCATGGAACTTCCCACAACGGTTCTACTGGTCTTCTTGGAAACTTCTTTTTCCAGTCATACAAGCTTCCTGTGGGACGTATCAATTCTCGTGGTCTTGAACTTACTACTAAGTGTGATGCTCTTGCTGCTCTTTCTGGTGCTCAGACATACACCCAGAGAACTTACATTGAAATTGAAAAGGTGGCTGAACTACGGGGTGGTTTCCTAAGTGTTGGATTTAGTTAAAAAATAAATTACTTTTTTCTTTTATCTATATTATATAAATGTCTAATCAACCTCAAGAACAATCTTATGTTGATGTGAAATTATTAGAATGTAGTCGTAGATCATCCGTAGAATATTTATCTGGAAATGCTGTAAATAATGCTATATTTACAAATAAATTGGATAGTGGTATTCAATTAGATGTCGGAGATACTATTAA